CCCTTTACGAATGCATCAGGAGCTGATGGATCAGCCACGATGTCGCCAGCAGTTGCAAGATGAAAATCTTCTTGTACTTGCATAGTTCCGTCTCTCATTGCTTTAAGCGTACCCAAACCACGGGATGACACACCTAAATTCGCACCAGATTTCATAAGACCTTTAGCAATATTGCCCATCGGTGTATCAGTAATTTTAGCTTTACCAATGAAATTATTGCCATCTCTTTTAAGATCAACGATAATATGTGATACACGATCAAGATTAATTTGCGGGCCAGCTGGATGACCAAGTTCACCATAAGCACGATTTTTCTTAACGATATCGTTCATATAGCGTGTTACTTCTTTATCCATAATATGTAATGGATAAATACGCCCGTTGCGATTTTTCTTTTCAGCCTGAAGAAAGATGCCATGGATGTAATGTTCTTTTTCACCGTTTTCTTTTGCTTCGGTAATATACTCCATATCCTCAAAGAGTTCGGTAATAAGTTTCATTGTAGTATTCCTTATGACATCGCTTCTTGAGCGATAAGATGGGCGCTGACGTTAGCTTGCGAACTGCTGTTTGTAGATACAGCAACTGTAAGAATGTCAGGTGTATTTCCTTTGATATTATTATATAGAGCAAACAAATTAGATAGATCGAAAGTTTGAAGACCTGAGCCACCTGCAGGAGCAGCGAATGCGTAAACAACTTCACCAGTATTTGCAGTGATAGCGTTTGCTGAATAATCTTTCGAAGCAAGGGAGTTAAACGAACCAACAGTATTCATTGGTACGAATGCAGCATTAGTTAATGTAACAGGATTCGAAGCAGAGCTAACAATAAGCTCAACAAGCGCAGCGCCATCAGAAGCAATAACTAATGACTGAGGAAGAATTTGGCCACGATTTACAAGACCAACCTGATATGTAAATGAACTATTTGGAGTGCCAGCTACAGGTGAAGTATTTGAAATAATATCAGTAAAGTAAATACCATTTGATGTATTGTTAGCAATACGTCCAATAAACACGTTAGCAGTATTAGCGCCAGTTCCTTGGAAAGAAATTGCACGACCAACATAAGCATTAGGCGTAAATGGTGTGCCAGCAACCTGAATATAAGTTGAGTTAGAAGAAGCTGTAATAATAGTATTTGAGCTACTATTACCAGTAAAATCTACTTTACCCATTTGGTTCATTTGAACTGAAACTACTGGATAACGTGTTGAAGCAGCAGGAACGTTTCTACGGTTTGTTCCTGGAGGAAGGCCATAAGAATAAGTGAAACCACGCTGTTCATCACGACGACCTTCGACAACAACCGAAACACCAAAGTGCATTAATACACTATTTGCTGCTGTAGCTGTAATATTTCTTTGTTCATAGCGAACAGGAAGGTTACCAGTACGTGACCATGGGAATTGTTGTGCAGAACCTCTATAAGAGCTATTACCACTACCTATTTCATGAAGTACATATGGCTCGCCATTAATTTGGCAACCCCAACGAATAGCACCAGCTCCATACCATGCGTATTCGATCCAAAGCATTTGAATCTTTGTCCAATCGATCAGGCTTGTTACTGGGTCACCATACCAATTTTCCATAGAAAATTTAGTATCAACTGGAAGCGATGAAGTTGATGTGCCATCGTTAAAATTAACAGAACCAGAATCTGAACGAATAACGCAATAGATACCTGATAGATTATTTGCAGTAGCAGCACCTTGTTCAAAGAAAACACCATTGCCATCATCAAAGAAACCAACACGCTGGAAGTTACCAGTTGTAGGTGCGCCGAAATTCATAGCAGTAGCCATGTACATAGTTTTTCCAGGCTGATAACGATGATATGGACGAGATTGACGAACAGTCAAATCGCCAGCATTATTACCAACAAGCATACGTACACCACCCATACCAGCAACATGTGCGATATTAGCAGCACTACCAGCCGAAGCAGTATTGGCTGTAAAATTTTCCCAACGCATTGGCTGAGTGCCATACTCGAAGTCAGCTTCGTAAATATTTTGGTGAAGAGAAACTTTCATTCTACCAACAACATCACGAACACGTGATGGAAGAAGAAACGACTCAGGACGACTCGTTTTCATAGTATAGTTGTTTGTGCTTACTGCGTATGTATTAGACATTATACGTTAATCCCTGCTGCACTATCGTTTGCCATATTTGGATACATGTTTGGTGTTACTGATGGTGTATCCGCTTGTTCATTTTCTTCTTCGCTGTAAACCATATAATCATGAACAGATCCAATCATTTCTTTTGCAGCTGCAATTTTTGACTGAACCCATGGCTCAATATGATGATCAGCTGGCATATTAGCAAGCATATGCATTACTTTACTTGCGATTGCTTTTAGCTCGGTGCGGACCATATCAATTTCAGATTGAGTATCATCAGTTTTATATTTTGCAATATCAGCACTTTGAAGTAATGGTTCTACTGCTTCTTTAATTTTATGCACTGCTGGTTTTTTAGAAAAAGTGTCAGAATATTTTGGTTCAGTAAGTTTTGGAGTTTTCTTAGTAATATGAGCTTTTGCTTTTTCAATCGCATGCATTGGATTCATTGCAATTACAGAATGCTCAACGCCTGGACCCCAAGAAACGTGATAATGACCTTCGCCAAGCTGTGTTTCTTCTTTTACGCTTTTCTTAGCCTGTGCTGTAGCAATTGCCATTTTTTTAGCCATTGGCATATCAGGATTATTTTTAGCAATAGCTTTTGCAATTTCTTCACGCTTGCTTAATTCAGCTGGAGAAAGATGTCTTTCGCCAAGAGTTTCTTCACCAAGAATGCCTTTATGAACTGCATCATGGACTTTATAGCCCTTTTTATGAAATTCTCTTTGAGCAGCAGCAACAGCAGCATGTTTATCTTTTGCTTTTAATGTATGCTTAATTTTTTCTGAGTTGCCATCTTTTGATACAGTAAGAGTAACTTTATGTGTATCCATATCAAAATTAGAATGAGGCTCATTTACACGAATATCTTTTTTCTTCATTCTTTTAATATGAGCAGCATTAGTTTTTGCTGCTTCTTTAATTTGTTTTGCTTCCATGCATTCATTCATTCCATGAACTGGACATGGTTTACCTTTTGGTGAATGATTACATACAGCTTCTTCAGCTTCTTTAGCTTCGTAAACTTTTGCAGCATCTTCTCTCTTGCGACCGAAATTTTTCATAACTGCATCATTCATTGAATACTTGACGTTAGTACCATTATAGATATCTTCGCCATTGCCTACACGATCAGAATGTTTTTGAACTGTATGTTTCTTTACTAACCCTACAGTTGCTGGATCATTTTCGTTTGTGGTAGCATCTTTGCCGCCATAAACTTCTCCAGGCTCAACAGAAGATTTGTTGACACCATCTAATCTTTTATCTTTGCCGATGATAGCTTTAAGTGGCTTCGCCATTTTTATTCTTCCTCTGATTCGGTTTCTTCATCATCCCATTCATCGTCTTCAAATTCTGGATCTTCTCCAGTAAACATTGTTTGGGACAATTCAAATTTTTTGTTATCCACAGCAGCTGCAATTTTATCAGTTAAAATATCTTGAAATGCATTATCAAATTCGATAGGCTGTTGCGCATAAGAATAATTAATTAAATCTTGTACTGTATATTTATCCATTTTCCACCTCTAATTATTTATTTTTAGCCAATATCTGCACTGCAGACTTATACTTAGTTTCATCCTGCATAGTTCTATTTTTCTGTTTACCTAATAGAGCTACGGTTGCTTCAGCATCTCTAACTTTTTTATTTGTTTCATCAGTTTCTGGAGTAGCATCAGTATCACTATCATTGGCTAATGGTTTTACATTAGTTTGCTGCATTTGTTGCTGTTGTTGTTGCTCTTGTTGTTCCATTTGCTGGTTCTGCATAATTGCAGGATTAATCCAACGTGGATCACCAGAATTAACTTCTTCTTCGATTTGTTCATCAGCTTCTTCAATATCTGGATCAGTTTGCTGAAGAATATTTTTACGAACCCATTCATGTGAATAATATTTACCAACCATATCCTGAACATTACGAGCAAGATTAATACGATTTTCGATAACTTCAGCATCTTTAAGTTCTGTAAAGTAATTATCTTTAGAAAAGTCATATTTAATGTCTTGTTGAATATTATGGAAATCTTCAATAGACATAATTTGTTTTAATACTAGTTGCTTTTCGAGCATATTAGTAAATAACACAGCAAATTTATTACGAAGTCTTGATATAAAACGAGCAAATTTTAATTCATCACGTGTTACTTCAGTCGCACGACCTAATGAAAATAATGCATCTGAGTTAAGACGATTTACAGGAACGCTAAGTGTTTGAAGAAATTTCTTTTGGAAATATAATACGTCATCCATCTGACCTAGTGTTTGACCTCCTGGAAGTGTAGTAACTTCCGTACCACGACCACCTTCACGACGAGGCAACCAATAATCTTCGAGCATCGTCATAAATTTTCGATCATCACGTACTTCACCAGATGATGCATCATAAATTAAACGATTTTTATGCTTAACCATGATATCACGAAGATATTGTTCGGCTTTCATTTTAGGAAGGTTACCGACATCAATATACCATACACGGCGTTCAGGTGCACGTGCAAGACGATAGATAACTAAAGCATCTTCTAATGTACGTAGTTGATTGAGTGCTTTAATTGCTTTATGAAGATATGAAAGAACCATCGTACCATTAGTATCAGTTAGACCTGATGTAATGTGAATGATAGAATCTTTAGCAATTTTTAAACCAGTAGTAGATGGTCCTACAGTTTTATTGCCATAGTTGAATCCTTTATCATTAAAAATAAAGTATTCGTTTTGGGTTCTTTGAATAACAGCTTCGGCGTCAGCACCGCCTCTTACTTTACGTTTTGTTACTTCGCGAATTTTACGAATTTTACGAGGATCAATGTATCTAATTTCTTTGATACCAGCTTTTACGTCTTTATCATCGATAATAACATGATAGTACAAACGTCCATCAACGTACCAACGACGACAAATTTCATAAGCATGTTTTTGAAAATCTAAAATATTAAGGCAATTTTCGAATTCATCGTTAATTGCTTTTTTCATTTGATCTGAAATGTCAAGATTATCGAGATTAATTGAAACGATTACTTTTTCATCAATTGACATTGTTTCGTTGACAATTTCATCAACGGCTGCATCACATTCAGGCTGTAATGCCATTTCACGATATTTTGTTACTAACTCTGCTTCTGTTCTTACTGTACCATCAAGATCAACGTAAGTACCATACGAACCGCCAGCAGCAACAACTACTGCGCCATCATCTGTAGTGGATGGTACAAATGATGGTTGGGTGTCTTGTGGTACCTTACGTTTAAATTCGAAACCGAATAATTCCATTTAACTTTCCTTCAAAAAAGAAGAGGCTATTTTAAACTAGCCCCTTCCTGAATAATATAATGTTCAAGAGGCTTTCACTACTATATATTAAGTTGCAATAGGAGTTATTGCCTGAGCAAGATAAGCATTGTTAATTTCATTGGCTGGTAACCAATAATCGTAAGTAAATGTTACGCCAAATGTTTCAATCTGGTTTGAAGAAGTCCAGTTTAATCCAATAGCATCGATAGCCGACGGATAAGCACCGATGATATCATATTGACGAATTGCTTGACCTTCTTTGCTATACTGAATTACAGAAAGCTGAGATTTATAATCATTTTCGCTGTTGTAAACACTATCACGAATATTAGCTTCAAGACGATTCAATGAGTTTGACCATTTTTCAAACATTGAACGTACAAGAAAATCTTCATCGTTTTCTACTGTTACTGACCAATCGCCAAAAGTACGATCGCCAGCAAATTTAATTTGACGACCGAAGTAAGATGTTGTTACTTGACCGATTGTAGATGGCGGAAGTGAAGTTGCGCTGCAAGTAAATCTAAACTTGTCAGTAGAACCAGCTTGTGCACCAACTCCTGTTGGAATAGTTAGATATACCTCGAAGAGAGTAGGACGTGCACCACCTTGGGTAAGTCCTCTTGACTTAAAGGTACTGATATTAAATCCTGTAGCCATTTTAATTGCTCCTTTTTATTCTATTTATTAAAACTGGCCAACGACTTCAGAGAACTGAACACCAGTCGCAACCGCTACGAAGTTCAACTGAATGTAGTTGATTGAGCGACTTGGCTTGATGTAAATATCACCGACAAACTGATTTGCATCAACAACTACTGGCGGATTATTAGTTCCGTCACAAACAACAAGATAATCAGTAATACCACGACGACCTTGAACTTGTCTTAGGTATGGATTTACAAGAGCTTTAAATTGAGCTTGAGTAAATGCATCGTTGAAGTTGAATAGGAAATATTTTGCAGCAGTTGCAATAGATTTTTCAAGAACAATAAACAGACGACGAACATTGATATGATCAAATGCAGAAGGCTGTGTTTGAAGTGTTTTATCACCGTAAAGAATTGTTCCTTGTCCTGGGAATGTAACTACTGGATTGATTCCGTTTGGATATAGAAGATCACGATCGGTTTGAGTTGGGTTCCAACGTAGCTTAACGATATTTTTAATACCACCACGAGTATAACCAGCAGGTGACCACCATGGATCATTTGTAAAGTCCGTACGAGCACATAAACCAGCGATATCACCATTTAATGGTACATAACGGTATACGTCATTATAGCGATCGTACATATACTTGTAACCAGAATCCATTACAGCATAAGAACTAGATACTAAAGCATTTCTCCAATTAACTGTAGAAGTTGCTTCTTGGCCAGAATTTCCTTTTACAACAGCATCATCTGGAGTAATGAATACAACACAATCTTTACGAACTTCAGCGATATTTTGAGTAAGGTAGTTAGCAAGCTGGAAGTTGTTAACAGTTTGGCCATTAACAGTAGTTGTACCAGAAATTGGTTTACCTTGAAGAAGAAGAGAAATATCGATATTTGAAGCCGAAGCATAATAGTTATAAGCAGCAGCAATAGTTGCTAAAGGTGCGTTTGATTCGTTATAACCATCCATACCTTGAATCATTTGTTGGGTATACGGAGTTTGGTTAGTTGAATTTATTAATTTTGATGTTGTATTAGAAACAGCACCAGAACGATCGTTTGCCCACCAAATATAATTTGATGATTGATTTAAAACAGTTGCGTAGTAATTATTAGCACCACCTTGACTGTTGTTATCAACACCACGAGAAAGATTAGAGAATGTTTCAAGAATTTTTCCTGGAGTACCAGTAAATACACCATTTTGGTCGACTACAACAACATGTAACTGATCAACTACGGAAGTATTTCCATATTGTGTTTGCCATGCGCTCGTTCCAGGTGCAGTACCAATAACAGTAGAAAATTCCCAATTTCTTGTAATCGTTGGGTTAACAGTGCTATTTGACACGTAGTTTGCTGGTAGGCGATAAGGAGTTGCTAGAGTAATGTTAGCAGAAGCAGAAGCATTAACAGAACTGATAGCCTTTACCTGTACCTTTTGGAAACCAATCGATGTATTACCAAGAACTAGATAATCACCAATAGTAAGACTATTTACAAGAGTATTAGCATAAGTTACTGAGTTAGCATCAGCGCCGAAAGTAGCATTTGCTACAGCAACGACAAGATTGCTACTTCCGATGCTTACAGTTACGTTAGCATAAACTGGAAGAACTGCACTGTTTGGATAAGTGTAAGCCTGACCATTTGACTGAAGGTTCGAGCTATAAGCATTTGGGCTATCGCAAACTGCAACACGGATAGAACTACCGTACTG